ACTGACCTTATCCAAGGCAAGCCCCTCGTGCGCCACCAGTACCCTAGTATAAGTAAAGCGAACAATGCTATTTATAAATCTAGGGACTCGGGGACCACGCTTTACGGTAACCGGAACTTTAATTATACGTTCTTACATGAGAACTTTACTGATGCGGAGAATTACGACTCGTCGAAGATTAGGGTATTTAATCTAGATATCGAGTGTCCCGCCGAGCATGGTTTCCCTGATGCTGATAAGGCCGATTGGGAAATTAACGGCTTGACAATATACGACAACATCACTGGTATATATAATGTATGGGGATTAAAGGAATTCAATACCGATGATCCCGAACTGAGGAAGTATGGTGTTACTCCTGATATGATCGATTACCGCCACTGTCCTGATGAATACGCTTTAATGCAGTCTATGCTAGATTTCTGGAAACAGAATTACCCGGTAGCAATCACTGGTTGGCATACATCTGGATTTGATATGCCTTACATATATAATCGTATGATTAAATTGGGTTTAGATCCTAACGAGTTAAGTCCGTGGGGTGTAGCTACACTAAAAGAAAAAGAGTTCCAAGGTAGACAAATTCTATCTGTGGACATTTCGGGTGTATCAGATCTGGATTATTTGCAACTATACATAAAGAACCGATTCAAGAACCGAGAATCCCATAAACTTGGGTATATAGGTCATGTTGAATTAGGTAGAGAAAAGGTAGACTTTAGCGCGGAGGCTAAAAACCTTAGAACGTTACATAAGGTGAACTACCAGCTTTACATGGTTTATAACATTATCGATGTTGATTTAGTTAAGAAACTCGATGATGCATTAGGATTTTTGGAGACTACGTACGCCGTAGCTTATTTCTCTGGGATTAATTTCTCGGACGTTAAGTCGCCAGTAGCGACATGGGAAAACATCATATATAAGTACACTATATGTGATAATATTATACTCCCGCCCAAAAAGGAAAACGATAAAGCATCATACGAGGGTGGCTATGTTAAACCGCCGACGGTAGGTAAACATCGATGGGTATGCTCATTCGATTTAAACTCTTTATATCCGCATTTGATTATGCAATATAATATTAGCCCGGAGACTATTACTGATTATTTTATTAAAAACGTAACAGTTGAATCTATGCTAAATAAAGACATTTACCCTAAACCGAATTACGACTATACTGTTGCCCCTACTGGTAACACCTTCAGGAAAGATAAGCAGGGCATCGCCGGATTCATGATGGAAAAACTATACACCGAGCGTAAGACGATTAAACGCGAGGGTCTAGATCATGAACAAGATGCCATTAATGCACGAGAGAATGAGAATATTGAGGCTCTACAATCCAAGTATGGATTAACTGACGTAGGTGAGATTTTAACTAAAGCGAGTAAATTGGCTAGGCTCAAGGGCGGCGCAGAGTTAGTTCGTAAGATCTTACTTAACTCATTCTATGGCGCATTAGCTAATGTACACTTTAACTTATTCGATCTACGCCTAGCAGAGTCTATAACGAAAGCGGGTCAGCTATCAATACGTTGGGTAGGTGAGCATGTAGATAAGGCTGTAAACGAGATGCTAGGGACTACTGATGTAGGGTACGTTATCTATACCGATACGGATTCTATCTACGTTAACTTCGAGCAAGTGATTAACCGTTGTGGTTATGCCGATAAGTCTATCGAAGAATGTGTCAATTTTTTAGATAAATTCTGTGATGAAAAGATGCAACCAATAATCGATTCGTGTTATAATGAGCTGGCGGAGTACGTTAATGCGTACCAACAGAAAATGGTTATGGCGCGAGAAGTTATTACAGACAACTCTGTGTTCTGTACCAAGAAACGTTATGCTATGTCGGTGTGGGACTCTGAGAAAGTTCGATACACTGAGCCTTACATTAAGACTATGGGATTGGAGGTGGTTAAAGCATCTACACCAGAGCCTTGTCGTAATGCAATGAAGAAGACTATCCGTATGATGTTGAATGGGTCGGAGCGGGACGTACAGGCTTATATCCAACAGTTTCAGGCTGAGCACGCTGAACTACCTATCGAGGACATTGCGTTCCCTAAAGGGGTGAATAAGCTTGAAGAGTCGTACTGTACAGACGAGATCGAAGTTAACTTAGACGACTTCATGGGGTTAGACGACTGGGAATACGATGAGGTCGACTCTTACCGGGATGATGTCACAGTACCAATTAACTCTCGTGCATGTATTAATTACAATAATGAGCTTAAGAGATTAGGTCTGGGCGACTATGAGGTTATACGTAATGCGGATAAGATTAAATTCGTTTACCTGACTTTACCGAATAGAACCCAGCAGAACGTTATGGGGATGGTAGATATATTCCCTAAAGAGTTCAATCTAGATCACAAGGTCGATTACGACATGATGTTTGAGAAAACTTATCTTAAGCCTATGAGAATTATGTTAAAGTTGATTGGGTGGAGCGCAGAAGATGTACCGACCCTCGAAGATTTCTTTATTTAGTTATTGACAATAACCGGGATGATGTGTAAACTTCATCCTAAGTTAATCAATCAGGAAACGACATGTACATAACTAAACGATTAGGTTGTATCGTCGGGTTGCATTGGTATAGACCATCATACCAAATGTGCTACGATAAACGGGATTATGTGCATATCGCATCTAAACCTTTCCGATTTTTTAAGTGCCATATGTATCAATGTGATATATGCGGGAAGAAAACCAACCCCATCAGTCACTTGAAGGTAGAAGAGTTTGAACGTGGGTTAGGTAATAGGTTCGGTTGGGGTTGGAAAATATAGGAGGATGTATGGACAAGCTATCAGAATTAAAAGCTAAGCTATCTATTATAGACGAACAGGCAACCAAAGCTAAAGATAGGCTAATCAAAGATTATTGTTTTGATTCAGCGAAATACAAAGTAGGTGATGTGATTTCTTCGCGTAGTTGTACAATTAAAATCACAACACTTAAGTGGTCGTCTGGTGATAGGTGGGGCGGGTGTTATGACCCGGAAGTCGTTTATCGGGGTGAAGTCCTAACCAAGCAATTGAAACCAAGAAAAGATGGTTCTATGGCGAACATTTACCAATCAATGATTATTTAGGGGAACTAAATGCTAGGTACCAGAATGAGTGCGCTGCAAGCATTTAAAGAATACATTGCAATACGTAAACATTTTAATTCTAAGAAGTACAACTATTTTGAATCTGGTGCTATAATTAACACAACCGAAGACCAGTTAGATGAACGTGTAGATAAATCATTCTTTTATAAACTATCAGAAGAGTACTTAGCGGGAGACCTAAAAAATTATTTAATGGCTAACACCATAGTCGGAAGATTACACCCCTCAGAAATGGAGGATGTGATCTTTAAGGAATGGAGGTCGAGGATGCACTCTCTTGCTTATATCTTTGAGCAGGACCTTGTGTTCTTAACTGGATTGGGTCACGGATTTAGACCATTATTCAGGACGCATAACGGTAAACTACCAGTTGCGTTACAAGCATTAAACGGAAATCACATCACAATCGAAACAATTTGTATAATTAATGCATTAACCCAAGGCGGGACAATGGCAGCGTATGACGCAGAAATTACAGATACATTCGTTTGGAAACCATTACGTTTGAAAATTATAAAATACGAAGGTTGGATACAAAACGACCTAACGAAATTATTTGAAATTTTGAAGAAATATATAGAGGTATAAAATTTATGAGTTTTGCAAAACTTAAAAAAAGCAAGTCAAACAACGAAAGTCTACGTCAATCAGTACAAGATTCTGGTTCTGGTGCTAAAGATCCGCGTATGTGGAAACATAAGTACGATAAAGATTCATTCGTAGGTTCAAGTACAATTCGTTTCTTACCTCGATATGTTGAGGGTGAAATTGCGGTGCCGTGGGTAGCGTGGACCGAGTACAGCTTTAAAACTAAAGCGGGTAATTATTGGAACCGAGCGCTTACTAATCTAGGTGAGGATGATCCAGTATCATTACTTAACAATGCCCATTGGGAAAAAATTACAGACAAGAAAGGCCCAGAGGCCGCAGATGCTCGTAAACGTAATGTTAAGAAAAAATACATAGCTAACATCGTCGTTATGAATGATCCAACTGATCCAAGCAATAACGGTAAAGTATTCTTGTATGAGTTCGGTCCATCAATCCAGAAGATTTTAGAAAAGGTATGGTTCCCTGAATACTCAGACAAGGTACCATTAGAGTTCTTTGATTGGGATACGGGCGCAAACCTCACCATCAGATCAAAGAAAGATTCTTATGACTGGTTGACTTATGAAGATACTGAGTTCGGTCCATCGGAGGCGTTAGCCGAAGGTCGAGTTGAAGTACAAGAAGCATTGTACAATAACATGCACGATATGGCAGAGTTCGAGCCAGTACATGGCGACAAGTACAAGTCATTTGATGAGTTATCCACAGAAATGACTAAGGCTCTTGGTGCGCGATACATCGCTAAGATTATGGGTACCGAGTATTCCCCTGCACAAGATGCTGCCGCAGGAGGTAATGCATTTGCTGGGTCGGGGCAACAAAGTGAGGGTACTACGGACCCGTTCGCTAAGGTGGAACAGAAAGCTGATGAGTCGGAAACCAAGGTAGACCCGTTCGCTAAGGTGGAACAGAAAGCTGATGAGTCGGATGCCAAGGTAGACCCGTTCGCTGGTGCAAATACAGAAGGTCAGATAGACCCATTCGCTAACTTAAAAGTTAACGGTTAATCTAGACTAGTCAATTAGGGGAGGGTGATCTCTCTCCCCATCAAAGGAGTACAAAAAATATGCAAGACCGCAAAAAAGAACTTTACAGTGACGTTTCCGAGTTTGATATCATTACATCTGTAGAATTTTTTATGATATGCGATAGAGCCATTGAGCGAGAAGAATTTGATGCTTTTGAGAATTCTGTATGTATCTGTGCAGATACTGGTAACATCGAGGCATTGTATGTATTATTCAAGACTACGTAGATTAACGTTGACATAGTATAGCGCATTATGTATACTACAGAAAATAACCAAGGAGAAGATAATGTCATCACTTAAAGAAACACTACGAGATTTATTAACTGATCGTATACAAAGAGATGCGCTAGCATTAAGAAGTTTAGAATTTGTCGGTACAGATCTGTATAGCGTAGCAGATGAATGTGGATTATACGCCGATATTCCTCCATATACGGACAATTATATAGCCGCCAGTGAATTATATAATACAGAGGCTTTCCAAATCCACGAGTTTAATGAATTTATATCTAGAATTGGAGTGATTGCCCGGGAGGACAATACATACTATTATACAACGAATCGCCGCAGTGTGGCATTTGATGACTTAGTTTGCTTATTCGGTGGGGGTGGTACATTTATAAAAGGGGCGTTTTCATATAATCCTTTCGCCCATAGCGGAAATTG